CGACCAGGTATGGCGTAGGTTGCCAGAGTTGCAAAAGCTGGGCATGATCGAGTTAACAGGTAAAACCGCTAAGTCCAACTCTGGTCGGTCAGAAAGGGAATGGAGGGCTATATGTTAGAGACAGTTCTTTGGGTGGTGTTCTTAATCATGTTCGGAGCAATAGCTACTGTTGCCACTTTGGTAGCAGTACTAATGCTGTCGGAGGAAAAATGAAAATCACTCTAGAGTTTGACGACCTAGAAGATGCAAAAAGAGCCATCCATGCTGCGGAAGCGTGGATAGCCCTATCTGAAATTAGCGAGTTATTAAGGTCTCAGCGTAAGCACGATGTCCCTATGGAGCAGACCTTGGCCTGTATCCAAGAAATCGTGCAAGACGCTATGCCCTTGATTTACTCCTGATCTTCGTCTTCTTCTTCTTCTACTTCAACCCACTCATCGAGGTCTTCATCGTAGTAATAGCTGATACCGTCTTCGTCAACAAAGACTAATTCGTCATCTTCGCTCCAGTTGCACTCTTCTTGTTCTTCAATAAATTCAGCTAACAAAGCAATCTTGGAAAAATCACTAGTTTCCATTGTGATTGTTTCGCCCCAGCCATTTAATTCGATCTCGACTTTATACATATAAATCCTTTAAACGTTAATGATTTGACCTCTAAACTCTACCTGACCATCGTCCCATTTGTGGACTAGTTCAGGCCAAAGAAGTTTCCCATCGTTAAATGTCAGAATTGCGAAACCGCTTCTGTGATTTAAAGGATTGTCTTCTCCATAACTGAACTGGGGTCCATATGGTTCAGCAAGTGTACCTGTATCAACTCCAAATCTGTTACCGCTATAGTCAGCATAAGGTGTTACTTTTAGGCTGTGTAGGTGTCCAGTAACAATACTTTTTCCTGCTGTTGCAGTGTTATTGTGCGTAGCATGAACACCACCTTTATACCTATGTTTAACAACCAAATCATCTGTAGGCCAGCAAGTCATGCAGAATTCCCAGTTGGGGAAATGGTCTTCTAACTTAAAGCCGTAGGTCTTGGCAAACTCAGGCGCATTGGCTGCTAAACGGGCGTTAAACCGCGCATCGTGGTTACCCCATGTATAGACTAGCTTGACGTTGTGGCGGGCTTTCTTGGCGGCTTCCTCGATCTCTCCAAGCCTTTCTTGGCAAGCCTTTAGTTCTTCAATGAGAGTGGGTTCTTTGCCAGCCACGCCAGAAGGCGAAAAACGGCTGATAGAAGCCCCATCTAACGCATCGCCATTACATATCACAAATGATGGCTTAAACTCTTTAATCGCCCATAAAAGACCTTTATGAGCTGTTGTGACAATGCCAGGCCAATAGTGCGCATCACTGAAAACAATCCCTGTACCATTTAAGATACCAAGTTGTTTACGCTCGTATGCTGATTGTGGTCTTTCTGGTCTTCCATTAGGATTTTTGGCTTCTAATAACAGACCATATTTAGTCTCTAAATTGGCTCTACGCCTCTGAAGAGTTCTTATATTACCCCCTATAAGTTTATGTATAGCGGCGGCTGATTGATGTGTTTTCCATAACTCAATAAACTCAGCATCAGAAATATTGGGGGTTGTCATCACTACTCCAGTTTTAATCGCCAGTAACTTGTGTGCTTTGTCATCCAAGGCTTAGTCGGATTAAACATCTTGAAACCACACGAAATAAGAGAATTTGCTGAAGCAGGGTTATCGTATGTGCTTGTGATAACCCAATTCATTTTGAGAGCTTTTGCTTGTCTGATGCGGACCCGAATAAACTTCTTCTGTAACCCTTGTCCACGACAATCAGGAACAACGCCACAGCGTATAAGGTAACCGCAATCAGACCACCAAGGACTATAAATAAGACCTGCGAAAGCACAATCCACCCCATCCTGAGTAGCAATCCACCAATAGCCATGATTTGTGTCATAAGGCTTGTCATAAGGTAAACACTTCTTTTGAAGTACCGACAGTCTCGTCTGCACAGAGTCGAGCCGCGTATCTACTCGCTGTATTTTCATGGTGCGTATTAGACAAAGGTTATATGACTTATTTATGAATAAGTACGAGTACCTTGTTTGTCAATAATTAATGCTTGTTTGCGTGGTGTACCTAATGGATTGTTTGGTACAGAGATGTGCGTCCATGAGTTGAACTCACGAATGATCTGGTCGTAACCAATGCCTGAGGCCATTACAGCTTTAACTACTTCATCTGGTGTCATACCTGGCACTCTGATGTCAGCAGCGCACCCTACACGGTGCTGAGAAGTATCCTTAGACCCTACGGCATCATTGACCTGCTTACACCTAAAAGCACTGTTAACCATAATAGGCTTACCACCAACCAGTGTCTTAACCTTTTCTAGCAAGTCTGCAACACGTTTAAGGTTGTTGATTTCAGAACTGTTAGGTGTATTGTCAAACTCTCTGTGATCGGTGACGGTAAGTTCTTCAAGGGAAAAGTGTGGTGATAACAGCATATTAGTGTTTATGGCTCGCGCCAAAGTAGTAAGACAAAACCATAACCAATGCACCATCCAATGTACCTAGTACACGGATAATGATTTCACGCATTTCGTTAGGCACAACATGGGTTAGTAAGTGATACTGGATAAGCCCCCATGCAACCACCACCACAATCGCTAGAATAGGTGTTACTGACTTGTTGAGCAGAGGGGTGTTCTCGCTCGTTGCTAGGGCTGCTTCATTCTTACGGGCAGAATCACGGTCAGCCATATCTAACTTTGCATACTCTAACTCTAGTTCAGCCAGTTTCTGAGCCGCTTGTGGGTCGCCAGCAATAGCTTTAGCAACCGACTCGACAGAATCAGCAACACCAAACTTGTTAGCCAAAGCGGTAACAGCCATACCACCCAAAGGACCCGCCACAGCAGTCGCCAATGAAGGGGCCAAGCCCTTGAGTAAACCAAATAATTCATTCATTTATTTCTCCAACAAATTTCAGCTTGTTTCTTATAGTAGTCAGCACGTTTGTCATGCTCACGCACAAACCAAGACGCGCAAATTACCACCACAGCGATAAGTATGGTGACCACTACCATAACAGCAATCTCCCATATCAGTATCCCCATCTCCATTCCCTGTCATACTCAACTAACCAAGTTAAAGACCAAACAGAAATGTACACATAAACCGCTGCAATCAGTATTGCTATGTATATATGTACTTTCTCTTTGATCCTTCGTATCTTTTCTTGCCTCTTTAACTGCTCTTGTCTCTCAGCCTCTTGTTGTAGTTTGGTTATCGTCTTGGCTTCTTCAATCAGTTTGTCACGTTCTGCTTGAATCTCAACCCACAAGTCAGGCATACCCAACTCGTATCTAACCATGTGTTCTAGGTCTTTGTAATACTGTCTAATTTGACGAACATGCATTACATTATCTATGGCTTGCAGGGTTACATTTTTGACCTTGCCCTGCTTGGCTAACTCTTTAGTCTCTTCAGTCTTCTTTTTATAGTCTTCTTCTAGTTGGCTTTGACCGTGAAAGAATTTCGAGAGTAACCCACCGACCTCACCAGCGATACCTGCAACCTCGCCACCAGTCCTCTTAATGTCTTGGTACGCTTCAACTGCCGACTTGATTCCTTCGTAGGCAAGTTTGCATCCTGCGAAGATGAGGGTTGGTTCAATTTTTCACCTCTTTGTAGATTTGGTATAGCTTTAAACCAATCATCAGAATCGTGTATATCAGGGTAGCCCAAAGGACTATTTCGCTAACCTGATAACCATATACGGTCGCCAGAGATACTCCTACTGGAGGTGCTACTTTGGCGGCTATAGCCCCTACGGTTTCGTCTTGATGTGTCATAAGTTATCTCGGTGGGGGTACTGAACGATATGGGCTACCCAACTTCTGGGCTTCTTGAAATGCTTTTAATTGTTTTCCAGTTAGTGTGCCAGGTGCAAGTTCAGATGGAGTCATACCTATTGGTAATAACCCTTCAGCAACATTGCCTAAACCTTGACGCAAGCTTTCTGAACTTTGAGCAGCATTAGCAAGATTAGGTATGGCAGTTAATGCGCCTATAGCACCACCAATTGTTACTATCTTGGAACCTTTTGGACCACCAATACGCTGAAGAATGCCTGGTGTTACATTTGGTAATTCGCTTTTTGGCACTCCTCTTGCCAGAAGTGACTCACGAGTTTCTCTTCCAAGACTTCTATTAATTCCTTTTGCAGTTTCAACAGCAGCTTCTGGAGCGCCCATATACTGCGTAGGAAATTCACGGCCTGTAAAACTTTTGGTATACGTAGGTTGTCCAAGATCAGTTCTTAATACGTCAATGTATTGTGCATTTGGAATAAATGCCAAACCTTTAGGAACATCTTTTATAGAGTTATAAGTAGAACGAAGTTTGCCTTCAGGATTCATTCCTTCATAGGCAGGTTTACCAGTACCAGTCCTAAGTTCTGTTGCACCTTCAAAAGGATTTACAGGAGTTGCTTTTTGTTTAGCAAGTTCGTTTTTAAGTTTGTTTTCTTCACCAGCTTTAACTAGCCCCATGCCCACAGGTTCTTTTCCAACCTCTGTGTTTAAAGGCACTGTAGGATTCAATGGTGATGGCACAGGGTTTAATGGTGTGCCAGCAGGAGGCGCTGTAGCAGCCTTAGCAGCATTAAATTCAGCTAGTGTTATTGCTTGTGCTTGTGCATTTGGTGCAGGTGTTGTCAGTGCAGTAGCCACAGGCGCGGCAGTTTTTGCAGGTACACCAACAGCTTTTAATTTTTGAAGTTCTATTTCATGTGCTTGTTTAGCAGCCAAAATTTCTTTATCATGCGCTCGTTGTGCAGCAGCATTTAATATTTGATCGTTAGAAGTCTTTAATGTTGCCGCAACTTGAGCATCCAATGGATTAGGTGCAAATGCTCTTTTTATACCCATCTCTGCTAATTTATAAGCACCTACATCAGCAAGTGCATGTACCCCAGTAGCGCCCTCATCTAATTCGCCATTGTCTTTATAGTGTCGTGGGTCTAAAACAGATACAGCAGTCCTACCAGCGGTGCTGGCAATTTGTTGAGCAGCTTTAGGAACTTCTACGGCAAAAGTTTCCATATAACCAGAAGGCGCTTTTCCTCCCGCTACTTTGCTTTCTTCGGTTTTTTTCTTTTGTGTTGTAGTTTGAGCTGGTACTACAACGGTATCAAAATGGTCGTCACCTAATGGCATGGTTATTCACCTCGTCCTTTTTTACTGTTGTACTTTTTAAAGATAACTTTTCCAGTGTCATCAAAAGAAGCAATTGGATCACCATCTTTAAGTGGTGAAGGTTTACCTAAGTTCTTTGCTTCAGCAAGTTTTGCTTGATTTTCAATAGCCCTAAATTCAACAGACTTTTCAAAGTCTCCACGAACTTTAGTTACTGGACCATTACCACGATTCTTAATGTAATAGTCGTTGTATGCGTCTTGCAAAGCATATGCTTTATCTCTGTTTATCAACCAAGCGTTAATACCTCCAGCGCCACCTTCATAATTTAACGCCCCAGAAATATACGCTCCAGGGGCAACTGATTCTGCTTTCTTGGTTTTATCAATATCATTTAAGTTTTTAATTGATTTGATGTAATTAGCAAATTCAGCTCGTTGTGATTCAGGTACTTTAATTTTTACCATTGCATCGTTTAACTTTTGCTCATCAACTCTGTTACCTGTAACAGAATTAACTGCAGCAGTAAACGCCTCAAATGCTGGACTATTCTTTTGCAAAGTATTAAGTGCATTAGCAAAGGTCTTTGTTCCTTGGCCTACAGTATTAATTAAAGAACCCACTGATTTAAGAGATCTTTGTTCAGTAGTTATATTGGCAATTTCATCGTTATGTTGATTGCTTTCTTCAATTGTTTGAATTGGACCACCCAAATTAGTTGTAGCTTGAAATGTCTTTTTCTTTGTGTCAACCAAAACAGATGCTTCAGGTGATTGCGCCAATACTTCTAGGCCATCTGACAATCTTTTATTTCCGTTTTTAGGATCGGTATACCAAATATCGCCACGTTGATTTGAATTTATCCAAACTTGTTGAGGTTTACCATTTACAATTGCCTCGCCTAGCATGGGCTTGGAATTCATACCACCAGTAATAAATGTTTGCGCTCTTTCTTTATCACCAAACAATGCAGCAATAAACGCTCTAGTCCAATCAGGGCCTAAATCCTTTTTAAATCCGTCAGCAATAGCAATGTTTTGTTCTGGTGATCCAGCAGGTAAAGCATCAATCTTTGCAGTTACTGCATCTAATGCAACAATTTTGTTTTTTTGGTCAAGTGTTAAAGGAGAGTTAGCGGTGTTGCCAGCAGCGTATTGCTGTTTATATATTTCATTTAACCTATTTTGCTCCATTTGCTGCTGTTCTTCTGGAGTAATCTTTCCCTTCAAAGCCCTATTCATCTTTGATTCAATGTCACCTCTAAATTCCGCAACGGTCATATCAGGAGTTAAACGGTTTTTAGCAAGAGTATCATTGTTAAACAAATTGCTTAACTTTGTTTCTGGATCGGCAGACAATAAAGCATTTGCTTTTGGAGCGCCAGCCCAGTGCATGATGTACTCGTTAGCAGGAGTTAAATCGTGACCATACTTCTTTAAAGCTTTTTGATTTTCTGCACGATATGCGCCTTGATATAACTGCTGTGCTTCAGGATCTTTAAGATATTCATCTCTGGTCAACTGAGGCAAGCTAGGATAGTTCCTCTTTAAACCATTAAAGGTTGCATCTGTTACTTGATATAACCCAGCAGCAGTACTTTGAGGATTTTTAGCCGTGTAATCTCCACCACTTTCTAATTTAGCAATAGCTTGATTAGTTGGGTCGGTTGCAATATTTTGCGATTCAGGACTTAGGGTTGCCATATAAACCTCATTAAATTAAGAAAGATGCAAGTGAACCTATATCGCCCATACCCATCATGCTTGCATATTTACCTATGTCTGTATCAAAATCGTGATAATCCGAAGGCTTTAAATATGGAGAAGAACTCAATTGTTGATCCATACCAGCATTGCCACTTGATGGAGGCGTTTCAGATAAAGGAGGCAAAGCTGGCAAAGGAGGCACTCCTAAATTATCATTTATAGGAGATGAATCTATAGGTGGTGCTGCAATAGGAGCATTCTGTGTTTGAGGAATAACGGCATTTGGTATTTGACCGCCAGGATTAAATCCACCACCAATATCAGCGTTGCCATCATTTGAAATACCAGTACCAGCGGCTGGATTAAAATTGTTTCCGTAGCCTGGACCTTTTGGCGCAACAGACTTATCCATAGCGTTACCCAACAAATGTCCTAATACACCGTTTTTATTAACTGATTCTCTTTGTGTTGGATCGCTATAGTCTATTAAACCTGTTTTGTTTGCAAGATATGCGGCAAGAAAAGATCCAAGCGCATCATTTGAGCCACCAGAAGAATATCTTCTGTCTCCACCAAATTGACTTAGCCCAGCATTTGCAAAAGCACTATCTGCCATGATTTATCCTTAGTTATAAACCATTGAATAGTTGACAGTCTTTAAGCCATCAGCACGTTGCATGACGGCATCAGGAATAACTTGTTCAACTTCTTGAGCCATAACGCCAATCTGTATGCCATATCCGTTTTCAGTTTGGAATTCTGGTTTGTACTCATATTTATACAAGTTAAGACCATTGTCCAACACGCCAATTTTTTGTATGTTTTGTTTAGCATTAATATCTGAAAGATTGAAACCTTTGCTTTGACTGTTACCAGTAGTACTCTGAGTTCCACGGAAGTCTGGCGTAGTCGATTGTTGTGGCGTTCCATAAAGAATGGAGGCGTATTTAGCCAAAACATCTTGAGGTGTATTTGTATATCCAATTTGTGCCGCTGCTAAAGTATTAGCAGCGCCTAGATTTTGTCCACCAATAGTTGCAAGTTGATTGGAGGCAAGCGCTTTATTTGCTTGCACTTTTGCCCTTGCGTCAGCAGCAGCAGCAGTTTGTCTTTGCTCTATTAGGCTACCAAGATTTGCATTAGCCAAAGCTTGACGAGAAGACCCTAATCCACCCGCTGAACCAAAATTTGCATTTTGTGTATTTACAAGTTCTCGTCCAGATTCACGCCCAGCTTGCAAGGCTGATTGAACTTGTTCTTCTTCATATTTAGGATCAAACAAAGAAGATAAACCAGTAACACCTGTATTTAAAGCATTTGTACCTGCAATCTGTTGTGTGTTTCCTGTTTGTTGTGCAACTTTAAGAGCATTAACAGCAGACTGAATAACTGGCGTAGCTGTTGCATCGTATGTTTGTTTGGCAGTGCCAATTGTTTGAGCATATGCAGGAAATGCCGTATTAGTTAAAAAGTCTGTTTGTGCGTTAGTTAACCTCTCTTGTCCAGGAGACATTTGAACTTGTTGACTACCCGAAGAACTACCTTTTCCCATAATTACACTCCCTTGCTTTTAGCGTTACCCGTCATGGGTCGCTGGTTTTGTTGATTATCTCTCATGCCTACAGTATTGGAGTATTGATTTGGCATTCCCATAGATGGCTGACCAGAAGTAGCAGGATTAGTAATTACTCCATTTGCGCCTTGTAATGGTGAGGAAGCTTCTCCCCCCATAGTCCCATCTGGCATAGTCGGGGCATTTGGAATTGGTTGTTGTGGTGATCCAGTTTGCTGTTGAGATTGCCTCAATTGTTGAAGGAAATCATTTATATTAAAATTTTGACCAGAAGAACCACCCATTTGTCCAAATTCACCACCGCCAGATGGCTGTCCTTGCTGAACTTGCGCTAAAGATCCACCCATATTGACTCCTTATTAACCTGCTAAATAAATGCAAGCTATTTGAAAAACTTGGTCTGGAGAAGTAAAAATTACTTCTTGCCTTGATTTTGCTACCGTATAAGAGTGATATAAATCATCGGATTGCTTCATCCCTTTTCCTGCCATATCACTTGTACAGATTAGGTCACCAATAGCAATATTGCCATTTTGACCACATACGTTTATTTTACCCTCACCTATAGCATTTACACCAATGCACCGATATGTGTCGTAGATGTTGGCATATTCAGGTTTAAATTGAATACTGGTCTTAGTGCCATCAGGGGCTTCTACGTATTCACTAAGCGATGCTGGTACAAAATCAGTACCCGTAACACCCGTAAACACACCAATCACACCCTTTTGGTTAGCCCTACTGCTTACTGTCATTTGTGTAATCGCATCATTAATTGTTGGTGCAGCAATTAAAGCGACATCAACCATTAAATCACCCACTTCAGGTATATCGTGTGACAATAACTGTAGTGCATCATGACCAGCAGTAAATGGATAGGAAGCACCAGAATAAATATAAGAAGCATAAGAAGTACCACCGTTATAGTAAGCAAGTCTTATATCGGCAGAAGTACCAGTTTGTAAGTTTGATGCCCCATTAGTTTGGAACATTCCACCTCCATCACCAACACCAATAACTCCTGCATTTTTCCACGTAGAGAGTGAGCTATTAGCCGAGCCAACAGCAGAAACACCAGAAGCAAAAGAAGTTGTTCCAGTTGTGCCAGCACCAATAGCAATGAAGTTACCAGTATTTCTAGCAAGCAATCCAAATAAAGTGCTACTACTAGAATCAAATATTCCAGCAGCTTGGTACACACCAAGAGTAGC